TAGCTGAATTAGAAGCAAGAATAAATAAATTAGAGAAATAATTATAATGAAGAAATATCACTACTTATATATAACAGAAAATCTAATAAATAAAAAATTATATATTGGAGTACATTCTACTGATAATATAGAAGATGGTTATTTAGGTTCTGGTATGAATATTTTACGAGCTATAAAAAAATATGGAAAAGAAAATTTTGAAAGAGAAATTATTGAGTTTTTTGATTCTAGGGAAGAGGTAGAAGAAGCAGAAAAATTAATTGTTAATAAATATGTAGTAGATTGTAATCTATTTTATAATTTAAAAGAGGGTGGATGCCTTCCTCCTATAATGATAGGGAAAGATAATCCTATGTTTGGTAAAGAAAAAAATAAAGACACTAAATCTAAAATTTCTAATTCATTAAAAATATACCAAAGCAAAAATGGGTACAATAAACCTAATCTAGGTAAAAATTTTAGTGAAGAGTGGAAAGAAAATATAGGAAAAAGCCTAACTGGTAAAAAGAGACCAGAAATGTCAAGCAAAGTTTCTAGTCCAGTACAACATACTAAATTAAATATATTTTTTTCAAGCCTAAAAGAAGCTTGTGTAGTAATGGATATAAATTTAAGTACTGAGAGAGGTAGAATGTGGAGAAACAAATCTGATTTTAAATTTATATAAAAATGGTTCCAAATACAAATACATTTTCTTTACAAGATGTGGTAAATGAAATAATACCTACTACAAATGATTTAGCTAGTTGTATTGCAGATGCTAATGCAAGTTTTTATGACCCAAGTTATTACACAGCACCGGCAACAAGTTTATTAGAGTTTAGAAATTATGGAGCAATTTCAGTATTTCCAACTGTTAGCAACACTTCTGGTGGTATTAATAACGTTGGGGGGTTTGGAGGTTTTGCAGATATAACAATAGGTGCTTCTGATACAATAGCCATGATATTTATATCTGCATATTCTAATTTAGGCACTGTTAGTGTTACTGATGATAAAGGTGTTACTTGGAGTCTATATGGAACTCCTTCTAGTAAACAGGCCATTTATTACACTTCGGATTTAGCTACAACGGGTGTTAGAAGGATTACATATAGCCTTTCAGGTACTTTTTATAGTGCACACTTAGCTGCAACATTTATAAATAGTGCTAATACACCTTCTGGCACTTTTATAACTAACTCAAGTACTTCAAGTACCTCAGTATCTCAATCTTTTACCCCAGTAGTAGCTACTCCATCTCTTATATTATCTATTTATTTTTCTTATAGAGGTGGAGAAGTGGGCTCAGTATCTGAATTAGACCCAACATCTTATGGTACTGGACAAGTATTTATAGACTCGGAGGGAGCAGATGGGTCTGGTGGCCCTCCTGATTTTGTTACAACCTTAACTAAAGAAGAAAAGACATCAACATCAGCAGATACACAATTATTTACAAATCTTATTACAAATGATAATAAGTTTATTATGTCTGTTGGTCTTAATGGAATTTAACATAAAATAAAAAATAAGCTCTTAATTTTCCGTAAAGGATTTTTAACTATTTTTGTAAATAAATCTAAATCAAATCTAAAATGCAAAAAAACATTAGAAAATTAATAGTTGGGGATAACTACTCTTACAATATTAAATATGTAAAAGGTGCTGAATACAAAGTAGGTACTAAAAAGTGTATAATAACAGACTTCATTATAAATGAAGAAACAAACAGTATAGATATTTACGTAACTGACGGAGATTCAAAATTCTTATGGAAAACTATCGGCTCAATTCCCTTAGAGGTAGAGTACGATGTAAACTTTTCATAACATGAAAGCTACATTATATTTTCTTGTAGAAGTAACAAATGATTACAATAACTACGAGACTCTTTCTAATGGATTAGAGGTGATGACTAATAATACAATAGAGAGTGTAGAAAACGTAAATAGAATAGTATTGGATTACCTGTCAACGCCAATACCAAAAAATTGGTTAAATGGTTATTTCTTAATAACGTTTATTTAGGTTGTGAACCTATCGGGGCTCAATTCTCATTTTAATCAATATATATCGTATTAAAGGTGTAAAGCTCATATTTATATAGAAATAGGGTTTATGGCTTTTGTAACCAAAGTAGACTATTCCGATAATAGACAAATAAAACAGTATCTTCTTACGGATACACAACTTTCTGGTACAACCACTTTTGGTATTGCCGATGCATTGATACCAATGAATGTTAGTGGTGATACTATTAATATTGATGCCTTACAATATATTCAAGCTAGAGGTATTATTTTACCAAATTCATTACCCTTATTTACTGGTGCTACATCACAAATATTAGGTAGGGATAACGATACTGGTAAAATTGTTGAAATTGAACTCAGTGGGGTTACCTTTACTGGTGGTAGTGATTATGTAGTTTCTAGTTCATTTAATATAGGTACTGGTGATTTAACTTTAACTAGAGTTTCAGGTGGGACTGTTATTACAAATTTAGATGGTCGTTATTTAACTGGTACTACTGAAATCGTAGAGTCAATTGCTAACCCTTTAAATGTTTATTTTGCAAACAGAGTTAAACCTGTTTCAGATAATGAAGGATTTTATGTTAATGCGTCATCAAATAAAGATTCTGGATATCTTGTAAATAATACTGACACCGTGGGCAATGCAGCGTTAGCTGGTTTTAGAGCTACAGTTAATGGAGACCCTTTTGGTAATGGTTTTTATTTTGGAGTTCCAAATACTAATTATTTTGCGCCATGGTTAAGGGAGCATGGAATAATAACGGGTAAAGATTTAAATATAATGGTCGGCACCAACGCTGGTACGATAAGCTTTTCACAAGGTAATACGAGTACTAACCAAATAACAGAAGCTCAACAAGATAAAGTTTTACTCTTTAATACCGATAGAACCATTGTAGCACCAAGTTTAAGTAAAACGTTAATTGAGGGTGAGTCAAGTGGTAGAATATTAACTACTAGAGAATTTTTAGAAAGTAATTATGTTAAAATAGGTAAAAGGATTATAGTTAGTGGTGCAACATCTTATAATTTTGACCATTCACTAGCTACTGATTGGAAATTTTACATGACAGGTGCAACCACATTTTCAGATAGTAATTTACCATCAGGTGATACTATAATCGAATTTACTGTAAAATTAACTGGTAATTTTACAGTAACTTGGCCAGTATATTGGGATGTTATTGGGGATACATACGATGGTACTATTTGGAACTTTATAGTGGTACGGGTACATGATGGAAATTCTGGGACTGAAGAGGTTACGGCCTTAATTTCAAATATAGTGTAATTGGGAGAACAAGGTTAATCATTTATTACATGTGGTATTTAAGTTTTATAATAAAAGCCTATAAAAATGTGTTTTAGAATAAAAAATTAACTATTTATAAAAAAAGATAAATGACTAATATAAAGAATTATAATTTTAGTAGAATTGATTACCGAGTGAGTGATAGTGAATATTATGACTTTTATTTGTGTAGTGATAGTGCAAGTGTGTATATCAGTGATTTTGATTTTATATCTGATTTTGACGTTGAAGATTTTTTCTACTCTGATTTTAAATTAGATAATAGCCCTAGTGATTATTTGATTTCTTCATTTAATTTCAGTTCAGATAACCAATTAATTTCATTAATTAATAGTGCTAACACAAAAAGTAGTGTTTTTATACCTTTAAGTAGTACCTTTACGGCCTCTACATACGGTTTAACGGGGTTAGATAATGGAAGCATACCTTATACACCAGAAACCGATGATTTCGCTCATAATGAGCTTATAAATACTTTAACGGGTAGTTCATTGGTGATTACTGGTGACACTGCATTAAAATTAAATAAAGTTACTGGTTATACAGGTCAATTCGTATACCCAACTGAATTAATAACAACAGGTACCACTGCATACATAAATTTTTGTGGGGGATTTTATCAAGGGTTTTATAAATTGGATGGTTATGACTATGAAGTTTTGCCTAATAGATACCAAAAAGGTTGGACTATCGAGACTTGGTTAAATAAATCAGATAATATATGTAGTGGTACAACAGGTAACACATTAAATGATGAATATCCAGAAAATAAAGGATTTTTTTATTATGTCGGTACAAGGGCTGAAAATAAATTCTGGAATATATTTACTGGAAACACTCTTTCCGCTTGTACTTCAGGCGCAACGTCTGGGTTCTGTACAGATATTAAAGAAATTGATGTTAATATAAATAATGTTACGGTTGATGGTAGTGGTAGTACTTTAAGTGTACCTATAAGCCCACCACCTATTGATATTAAACAAATAAAGAATAATTTCTTAATATTTGGTAGGTCTGAAGGTACGTTATGTAATAATACCCCATCAAAAGATGGTTATGGGCAAGTAAGAGCTGGTAGAGATTTCGATAAAAATAAAATATATTATTCAAGAATTATTAGAGAAGAAACAACCAATTTCTTAAATCCATTTTTAATATTTGGTAGGTCTGAAGGTACATTATGTACTAATCAACCATCTTCAGATGGTTATGGTCAAGTAAGAGCTGGTAGAGATTTTTCAGGTATGACAACCCCTATATTAGAATTAGATAAAGATACTGATTTAATTGGTAACGCACTAGGGTTTAGAATTACTGATGATGGTCGTATTGGTTATAGGTTATTAGCGGTTTCAGCTGATTGTAAATCGGTTGATGTGATTGAGGAATATTCTGCTAGTGGTACTGTTACTGCGGATAAATGGACACATATCACAGTTAAATGGGTTAATAATGATACTTATAATGCGTGTGATTTAATAAATGCTGGACCTAGAAAGGGTAAATATAAGTTTTATGTAAACTCTATGTTGGTTTTTATTTCACAAGAATTAGATGAAATAATACCTAAAAGGTTGGCTGATTTAATGGAAAAACAACTGGGTGTACCATATAATATAAGTATTGGTGGTGGTTCACAAGGGTTATTAGAAAGTATAACATTCGATGGGCAAGACCCTGATGATTTAGGTTTAATAATAGAACAAAATTTTGCTGGAACGTTTATTGGTTCAATTTCAAGTTTTAAGATTTACTATAAAAATTTAAGTTGGTGTGAAATTAAAGAGACGTATAATAGTAACTTATCTAATTATTTATAACGTTAATAGGTTAAAGAGTATATTTATAATAAAAGATTATGGCAGCATTAGATTTATATAAAGATAGAATATTTACACAATTTAAACACTCATTAGGGGCACCTATAAGGGATATTGAGTTGTTGGATGAAATGTTATGTACATTTTTAGAGATAGCTACTGAGGACTATTCTATGTATGTTCAACAATGGTTAATTGAACATCAATGGCAATCATTGTTAGGTAAGAACGTAGATACTACAGATATGGCATTTGCTTTAAGTGTGCGTGATTTCGATTTTGTTACTCAATATACTTATGCCTATTCTAAACAAACTGGGTTACAAGCGAGAGGTCCATGGGAACTTAAGAAAGATTTTATTGAAGTTGAAGCTGGTAGACAAGTATATGTGATTCCAGCTGGTAGAGAAGTTAATGAAGTGTTATGGATGACTCCACCAACTACTGATGCCGCATTATTTGCCAATTATGGTGGTTTTGACGCTGGTTATGGTGGTGGTTTTGCACAAATGGGTATTGGTCATGCGGCCAACGGTGCTTCAGGTGCTGGTGCTGGTGGTGGATATTACGTTGCCCCAGCTTTCGATGTATTATTAACAGCTTCAGATTTCAACTTAAAAAATAGATTACTTAGAAGTGAATTAGCATATAAAATAACCGCTGGCCCTAATGGTACAAGATTATTACACCTTATGAGTACACCAGGTTCTAGATTATCATTTGGTGGTGCTGGTGTAGGTGCTGGTGCGGGTGCTGGTGCGGGTCCTACAGCTGTAGGTTTACAAGGTTGTAAAGTTTGGTATCATTATTATGACACTGGTGTTGACCCAGAAGCAATAAAGGAATGTAGAAAACTAAACCCTGATATAATTACATTACCAAATGAGGTCCCATTATCTAAATTAGATTTTTCTCAATTTAATGAACCAACTAAAGTATTAGTAAGACAGTTATTCATGGCTGAAGCTAAAAAAGCTTTAGGTAGAACTAGAGGTAAATTTGGTGGTATTGTTGGACCACCTGAAGCTGAAAGGACTATGGATTATGAAACTCTTATTTCTGAAGGTAACGAAGAAAAGAGATATACTTTAGAAAGGTTAGATAAGCAACTTGAAAGATTAGGTAGTGAAAAACAACT